ATGGTACAGAAGTAACCATGACAATGGCAAAAAATGAAGGCTGGCTCAGTAATCCCAAATGGAAAAATATGCCTGAACAGATGCTCGCATATCGTGCGGCGGCTTTTTTTGCCCGTATTTACTGCCCTGAAACACTGATGGGAATCATAACAGAAGGTGAAGCGGAAGATTCTGCGGTCAGAGCTGAAAAAGCCCCTGACCCGTTTGCTGAAAAGGAGGAAAATAACTGAATAATGGACAGCTGTATTTATGATATCTTAGACCAGTGCTTTCATGACTGCGACAACTGCCCGAAATCTGAAGTGGAAGAGCCTGACTGGGATTTTATCAGAGATATTGAAAAAGACAGGAGCGATGAATGATGAGCGTTACCGCTGAAAATTACTTTTCTCCTGAAAGCAATATGAAATACATGGGTTCGTCCCAATTCAAGGCATTTCAGAAATGCGAAGCTGCCGCCCTTGCAGAACTTAAAGGAGAATATGTCAGACCGCCGTCTGACGCCCTCCTTATCGGGTCTTATGTGGACGCTCATTTTGAAGGTACACTCGACACATTCAAAGCAAAGCACCCTGAAATTTTCACGAAACAAGGTGAACTCAAAAGTCAGTATAAGCATGCTGATTACATTATACAGCGAGCTGAACGTGACAGACTTTTCATGAAGTATATGAGTGGCGAAAAGCAGAAGATTTTTACCGGAGAAATTGCAGGAGTACCCTTCAAAATAAAGGTTGACAGTTACCATCCGGGAGTTATTGTGGATCTCAAATGTGTAAAGGATTTCAAGCCCGTCTGGAACGGGGACAAGCACACCAAGGAACATTATATCCTGTACTGGGGTTATCACATTCAGGGGGCAATTTACCGTGAAATTGTGCGGCAGAATACCGGCAGCACTCCCCTGTTTTACATTGCGGCAGTTACAAAAGAATCCGAACCGGATATCAATGTTTCGTGGATTCCGGAAAGTGTACTTGATGATGCCCTTGACGAAGTAAAAAGCCTTGCGTCGAGATTTCATAAAATCAAGAATGGCGAAATTGCTCCTCAGAGGTGCGAAAAGTGTGCATGGTGCAGGCATACAAAAGTTCTGACCGAACCCGTAAATTTCCTTGAAGAATGCGAGGTGTACGAAGTTGAGTAGCATTTCTGAAAAAAAGGATTTCATGAAAAAGGTCAATATAATCATAGATACCAGAGAGCAGAAAAATCTGCATATCGTATCTGCATTTGATGAAATGGGAATTATGCACGAATCAAGAAAACTTGATTACGGTGATTACAGTTTTCAAGTCGAAGGAAAGGATTTCAGAGGAATTTGCGTTATTGAACGCAAGGCAAATGTGAATGAGGTTTACAGCAATGTTTCTTCGGAACGTGAAAGAATTGAAAAGGAACTGGACACCGCCTCCAAAAATGCGAATCAGCTGACATTCCTTATTGAAAGTATCCAGGACTGGAACGCTTTGAAATCCTTTACACTACCTGAAAAGGACATGAACAAAGACAGAAAAGTTAAGAATATCGGTGAAACCTGTTACAACACTCTACAGGCATGGAAGTGCGGAAACAGATACAATTTCAGCGTTGAATTTGTTCCGGACATGACCAAAACTGCGGTAAAAATACTTGAAATCTTTTACTGGTATTATCACAACTACAAAAAGTTGATTGCACCGAGAAAATGAATGAATCTATTTTTGCTCCCGAAAACAAATACGGATACAGAATAAATATCAATAATCCGCAGGTTCGTCCGCTTTATGAAGCCTACAAAAAGAAAATCCAGGCTATCATATTGTCGGACAGAGAACGCTTTGAATTTGAAGAAATAATATTTAAAATGATTGAAAGGAATAAAAATGAACATACATAATTTAGTACTTATTACCGGGCGGCTTGCGGCTGACCCGGAACTCAGAACCACCCAGAGCGGCATAAGCTGCTGTCAGTTTAACGTTGCTGTCAACCGTCAGTACCAGAAGGGCAAGCCGCAGGAAGTTGATTTCATATCCGTTACAGCGTGGCGTCAGACAGCCGAATTCGTCAGCAGATACTTCAAAAAAGGCAATGTTATAACGGTTCTCGGAAGTATGCGTAACAACAATTACACCGACCAGAGCGGCGTCAAGCATTATAGTATGAATGTACAGGCAGAGAACGTTGCGTTCGGGCTTAAAAGCTCAGACAGCAATGTATCAGCCGGACAGACCTCTGCCACCCCTCCAGCCGCAAATCAGACACCGGATGCTGAAAATCAGCCGGCAGAAGAATCTGTACAGCTTGGCGACCTCAATGACTTTGAAGAAATCCTGAGTGACGGAGAGGTCCCGTTTTGATGAGGTGAGCGTGTGAATGACAGCAAAAAAAGTTTTATACTTTATACCGAAAACATAAATCAGATAAGCCTGCTGAGCGATGAAGAAGCCGGAAAGATATTCAAGGCTGTGCTTACATATGCGGGAACGGGTGAAATCACACATTTTGATGACCGTCTGCTTCAGATAATATTTACTGTTTTTCAGAGTCAGATTGACAAAGATTCCGAAAAATGGGAAGAAACCAGAAAAAAACGTGCAGAAGCAGGTAAAAAAGGCGGCAAGCAAAACCAAGCAAATCAAGCAAATGCTTCTTTTGCTAAGCAAATCAAGCAAAACCAAGCAAATCAAGCTGTTAATGTAAATGATAATGTAAATGTTAATGTTAATGTTAATGATAATATACCCCCTATATCCCCCTTGGGGGGAGAGGGTGTGTGTGAATCAGAATTTGAAGCATTCTGGGAAGCTTATCCGAAAAAAGCATCAAGACTTAATGCATTAAAATCATGGGAAAAGCTGAACCCGGACAGTAAACTTATCAGGGAAATATCTGCCGCTCTTGAAAGTCAGAAAAAATCAGAACAATGGAAAAAAGAAAACGGAAGGTTTATCCCCTATGCTGCCAAATGGCTGAACGAACGAAGATGGGAAGATATACCGGAACCGGAACCGGCGGCAGAAGAAAAAGGATACAGCTTTGACCTTGGTGAAATAAAAAAGCTTGCGAATAACTTCGGAGGGAAATAAATGAAAATTATTGTGAATCAGATCCCGCCAAGCAATAACTGCTATATCGGAAAAAACAAGCGGTGGGAATATGCTGCGAAAAAGAAGGAATGGTCACAGCTGATACTAAACGTGTGCAGGGCATCAAAGATTATACCGAAACAGCCTTTAAGCAAAGCGACAGTCAGACTGACGTATTATTTTAAAACCCGTATCAGACATGATCCGGATAATTACAGCGGCAAGTTTATACTGGACGGGCTTGTTAATGCAGGAATAATCACAGACGACAGCTTTAATAATATTACGCTTCTGCTTTCCGGCAACTACGATAAAAATAACCCCCGAACAGAAATTGAGGTGACATCTGATGCTTAAATGTCCGTGTCACCACTGCAAAAAGAGGGCTATCGGCTGTCACGGAAGATGCCGAGAGTATGACGAGTATAAAACCGAGCGGATAAAAATTAAAAAAGACTTAAAAGATGCTGTTGACATCGCCCAGAGGGCAAACAGATACAGCGGATAAGGAGGAAAACATGGAAAATTGGAATAAGTGGTTAAAACGTGCTCAGAAAGAATTTGGGAATCATGAAGCAACGCTCATACAGGACAGTGAACGTTACACCATCATTGACTGGCGAGACAAAAACGGGAGCAGTAATTATTACGTCAATTATATCTTTGACAAGCTAAGAGGCAGTCTTATCGTCAGCGGAGATTTAGGCGATAGCATTGCAACTTGGTATAATCCGACCACAATAGATAAAGTCAGGGGCTATATTTACAGAGATATTGACTATTACATAAGCAAGTTTCGGTGCGCGTCTGATAAATATCATTACGATAGTGACTATGTTTGTGAATGCTTAATTGAATATTTAGGCAGGGAATGTATAGAAGATTATATCATAGAAACCCATCTTTATGACAGTGTGGAAACTTTTAAGCGGGAACTTTACTACGAAATTGATGATAGCATCAGGGGAACGGTATTTGTGCCAACCGAAGGACTGTACGAGATGGTTACAAATATAGATCCCGATGGCTGGGAATACTTGCATCAATGCGGTGCACAAATAGCCCCAAGAGTATATCTGTGGGTAATTGGCTTAGATATGGCGTGCAAGCAGTTAGAGATAGGAGATTGATACATAATGACCTGCAAAGAGTGCAGACACTGCAAGAGATGCCCTGAGAGGTCAAGGGAGATACCTTGCAGGGATTTTGCGATTAAACGAGAGTTAAAGGAGCGTGTCAAAAATAATTGGCGATATGCTGATAAAGCTTTAAAACTGATTGGAGATGATAAAAATGCGTGAGATATTGTTTAGGGGTAAGTGTGTAGACAACTATAAAAACAGCGGCAAATGGGCAGAGGGATATCTGTTTCGCTTTACAGAAAAAGGTGACCTGCTTATCATGGTAAAAGACGGTGACGGCGGTTGCAATAAGGTTATCCCCGAATCAGTTGGACAGTACACAGGTCTGACTGATAAAAACGGTACAAAGATTTTTGAGAGAGATATTGTAAGATGGACTGACAGCGCAGGCACTACAAATAACTTTGTGGTTATATGGGACAACCATAAAGCTATGTTTTATTTGCACTCCTGGGGATATAGTGTAGATCTTTGTGATTGTTGTGCAAAAGAACTGACAGTCATCGGCAACATTTACGATAATCCCGAGCCGCTGAAAGGAGAAGAAAATGGCAAGCATTAAAAATTTGAAGAGAATGTGTAATAATTATCCTAAATGCAAAAATTGTCCTATGTCGGAGTATATGTGTGCACCCGAGTGTGCACCCGAGGATTTGCCTGACAATGCTGATGAGATTGTTGACAAGTGGGTGGCTGAACATCCTGCCAAGACCTATGCAATGGACTTTTTCGAAAAGTTTCCGAATGCGCCGAGAAGAGATACCGATGGGACGCCGTTGACGTGTTGGCAAAACGTCTATGGAAATGGACAACATTGCGCTTATGACATGTGTACAGATTGCTGGAACAAAGAAATGGAGGAAAACAATAATGCTTGAACCAAAACTTAAGCCTTGCCCGTTTTGTGGTGGTGAGGCAAAAACGGGAGTATCTACATTACGCCAATTTTCTGACTCAGATTACACGGAATTTAGAGTTTATTGTCCAAAGTGTCATATCGAGAAACATTGGATGGTAGATTGTGGCGGCACTTTTGAGGATGTGGAAACGGCTATGTGTAAAGCTGTCGAAAGTTGGAATACGAGAGACAACAATTAAACACTCAAATTTAAACGCTATGCCCTCTGCAAACGATTCCAAGCATATTTTAGTGTAATTTATAGGGTAAATTTAAAACGGCTTAAAACAGGTTTAGAATCGCTCTGAGGGCATATATAAAAAAGAAAGGAAAATTACATGATAAAAATCGAAAACGTTGATGTTTATGGTTGGGAATCAGCCGTAAGGGGACTCCGAAATCCACTGAACAGTTGGGAAAAGTCTGATAGCGGTTTATGTAGCGATAAACTTACAGAATGTGAAAATTATGTTAATTGTAAGCTTATGGGTGGATTTTGCGTTGGCAACAATGATTTAAAGCTCATGCAGTCGCTTGTTAAAGCTAGTACAGACCACAGTAAATTTATGCGTATGATTAACGTAACGCTTGATATTACAGCACCGCTATATTTTTACAAAGAGTGGGACACATACAAGGTTGGCACGGTGCGTAACTCGTGCAGTACGATGCACAAGATTACAGCAAAGGAATTTACGCTTGGAGATTTTTCACGCGAGCATTTGTTTAACATGGATTTCCAACATTATGCAATTAGAGACACGAGCGAGAACGAATTGATTGAGTTACAGACTTCCGCTCTTGATATTTTAAGGACAGTTTGTCAATCTTTGAATCGTTATCGGGAGCTTTATTTAAAAACCAAAGACAAAAGGCTTTGGTGGCAGATAATCCAACTCCTGCCGTCAAGCTACAATCAGCGTGCAACGGTACAGCTTAATTATGCGGTACTGCGTAATATGTATCACAGCCGTAAAAACCATAAGCTTGATGAGTGGCGTGATTTTTGTAAGTGGATTGAGACTTTACCTTACGCAAAGGAGCTTATTTGTTATGAATGATACAGAGTACTCTGAGAGGTTTGACGCTCTCCGGAAAAACCGCACGGAACTGTCATTTTATAAATATGGCTCAGCAAAAAGAAACTTCGGGGAGCGTCTGACAAACGCTCTCGGAAACCTTGAGCTTTGCATTAAAAAATACAAGGATACGCATAACACCGAGTACTTATGCGATGCCGCAAATTACTGTATGTTTGAGTTTATGTATCCTCAGTTTGACGATGCGTTTTTTAAGGCAACTGACAGCACGGAGAGTGCAGGCATAACAGGATTTTGCATAAAGGATATTGAGGATTTTGAGTAACTTCAATCCTCACTCCTCACATGAGGAGCGGCAGACAGAAAGGAAAAATAAAGATGTCACGGAAGAAAAAAACACACAAGATAAAAGCATGGGATACCAACACCCAGGACGGATTTGTAAAAACGGCAACTCAGGTGCTTAATCAGTCTGTAGAGGACAGTATAAACCAAAACGCAGTTGTGTTTGTGATTGCCCTTGCAAGATATGCCGGATATGGTCAAAAGCGATTAAATGATTTTTTGGCTGTGCTTAACGATGTCGTAGACGAGTATCATCAGCATTGCCTTGACGGAGTTTTTAAGATAATGGCAGGTAGAGAGCTTAAAAGCAGAGGGCTGACAATTGACCAGCTGATGCCGCCTGCGTTACCGTTTAAACTGGAGTATCGCAGATCAAGAGATGAGATTAAAAGACACGCTAATGTTGACATTGGCACGGCTAAGAAATTGCAAAAAAATTTAACGGATTTTACTAATTGCATACAAGTTATAGGAGGTAAAAATAATGGATAATAGCAAATGTTATTTTGATAAAACACCGCTGTCTTGCAGTTGCCTGACAGTAAAAAATTGCGAGGGCTGTAGTTTTAGAAAAACGGAAAAGGAGTACAACGAGGGTTCCCGAAAGGCGGAAGAAATCCTCAGAAATAAAGGACTTGTTAAGGTTGTCGAATATGACGCGATTAAAAAACGTGACATCGTTACAACAGTGCCGATAAGATAAGAGGTGACATTATGGATGTGACAATTACAACAACTCTGACAATAAAAGAGATTGATTCAGGCGTAATTCTGGCGGGCAAAAAGGAAAGTATGGATTGTTTAAAGCTCCTGCTCTCTGAGGCACTAAAACAGTATGGATATTTGTCTGATATTGACAAATTGACAGTTGACAATGTGGGTGGTTAAATGAGCAAATTGGATTTTTACATATCAAAACCGGATACATGCTATCAGTGCGGCAAGCGATTTAGCCGCACTCCTCAGCACGTTTATAAGGATTATGTCAAGATAGGCAAAAGCACAAAACTGCGTTACTTTTGCACGTGGGGCTGCTTACAAAAATACCGCAGGGGAGAGCGACACGGGGAGCGTGGAGAAGAATACGTTGAAAAGGAAATCAGGAATCATGTAAAACTTGATATGAATAAAGCGAGAGAGATACGTAAGCTTTATGCCGACGGTGCAGGGACACAGAAGGAGATTGCAGAAAAATACGGAGTAAATCAAAAAGCCGTCAGCAATATAATTACTGGTAGAGCGTGGAGGGAGTGACAAGGTGCAAAACAAAGAGTTTTTAACAGCACGGGAATATCTTAATCAAGCGTTTTACATTGACCATAAAATCCTGGAAAAAAACCTTGAAATACTCAGATTGCAAAGTGAGATATCAAAATGCACACCAAGTTATGGAGATAATCCGCCGCAACAGCACAATGATAACAACACCGAGATTAAAATACTCAATTACATAGACAAATGTGAAAAAATCAAGGCGGAAGTAGTCGAGGAAGCAGATGCTTTACTGGTGCTTAAATGGGAGATACGCAAAAAAATATTACAAATCAGCGAGCCAAGATTGCAAATGATTTTAAATTACAGATACTGGCATTATTACAAATGGGACGAGATAAAAATCAAAATGAAATATAGTGATGTCAGGGGTGTGTACAAAGCGCATGACCGTGCAATATCTGCATTTATAAAAAAATTCGGCAACCGTTTTTGAAAGACTGTTGAAAAAATTGTTGAAAGATTGTGGAAAAAATGTAATAATTAGGACACTATAAAACACACAAAAAGTATGATATAATTATAATTGCCAAAAAAGCAAGAGATAGACCGTTGCAAAAAAATTGATTATATTTTTCCGGAATTACTTTTGATTTATTTGTAAACGGCAATCCCATCAGAAACAATTTCTCTTATGTACCCCATATCTTCAAGAGTTTTCAGAGGATAGTCTGTCGCTCTTGCTTTCTGGTGCTTCTTTGCGTTTCAACAAGCGCAACATTTTACTTTATTAGTCTAAAATCCTATTAGCCGTTGGTAGTACCGCACCAACGGTATGCGGCTAAGAGTATTTACGGGTGCAACTCCTGTAAGCCGCACCAATCGGGTGGACTTGTTTATATTACTTCTTTCCCTTGGCATAGATACGATTGTACCTCTTATAATTGTTATTTTTACCTTTTGATATATCAAGTCTGCACTCGACTTTTCTTTCTGTTTTGCTGTCCTGGTAACTCATAGAGAGCGACACCAGGACAGACACACGCTTATGTTTTCCTTCTAAACCGTCCAATAGGGCGGTTTTGTTTTTGGATTTTTAATTACAGATATGGTGGTGACCGCATTGAAACTTACTGAAAGACAGAAAAGATTTGCCGAATATTATGCTCAGTGCGGCAATACCGTACAGAGTGCAATAAGCGCAGGATATTCCGAAAAATATGCTAATTCTGATGCGTGTAAAATCCTAGAGAATCCTAGAGTTGCAGAATATATCAGACAGCTTACGGAAAAGGCACAGGATTCACGAATCATGACTGCAAAGGAACGGCAGATAACATTATCAGACATTGCAAAGGAAACGGAATATGAACCTTCTGACCGAATAAAAGCAATTGATGTGTTGAACAAAATGACCGGTGAATATCTGGTTAAAGTTGAAGCAGACGTTGAAACCGATTTGAATATTCATATTGATTATGGTGATGAAAAATAATTAAAGAAAGGTGGTGTTGCCGTATGAACATTTCAGTCAAGATGAATTCTTGCTTTAAAGAAGCTGATCAAAGCACAAAAAGATACATCGTGATGAAAGGTTCTGCCTGACAGGCTCCGGAAAATCGGTTGACACCGCACAGAATTATTTACTGCGTCTGCTGTCTGACAAAGGACGGAACCTTGTGTGCATACGCAAATCGGATATAACAAACCGTGACAGCACATATGCAGAGCTTACGGGTGCGATATACCGTATGTTCGGTGACAGGGCGGATAAATACTGGGAGATACGTCAGAGCCCCCTGCAGATTACATGCAGGCTCAATGGCAACAAGATAATCTTTCGTGGTGTGAACGATGAAAAGCAGCGTGAAAAGTTAAAGTCAATTACCTTTCAGAAAGGCAAACTGACTGACGTATGGATTGAAGAAGCAACGGAAATCACACAGGCAGACTTTGAAATCATTGACGACAGACTTCGTGGTGAGCTTCCGCACGGACAATTTTATCAGATACGCATGACCTTTAATCCGGTGAATAAAAATCACTGGATAAAAAAGGTCTTTTTTGATATCCCCGACCCTAACGTACTCACCCACCACAGCACATACCTGACAAACCGCTTTATTGATGATGCGTACAGACAGCGTATGGAGCGCAGAAAGCTTGTTGACCCTGAGGGATATCAGATATATGGCTTAACCTAAAAAACTAAGGTCATGTAAAACCTGCTTAATTCGGTGAAAGTCCTAACGTAAAGGCGAGGATAACCCCGAGCTAAAACAATGTAAAATATTGACATCCCATAAAATATATGGTAATATAATAAGGGGTGACAATATGAAAGAAATATGGAAACCAATAAAAGGATATGAAGGATTGTATGAAGTATCAAACACAGGAAAAGTGAAATCATTAAAAAGAACTGTCAAATCATATAATGATTGGGATAGGACATTTAATGAAAAGATATTAACATTACATTCTTCGAAGATAACAGAAAGACATCCGAAACCAATGTATCATGTTGAACTTTGGAAAGATAACAAACGAAAAGTAATGATGATACATAGGCTTGTGGCTGAAACATTCATTCCGAATCCTGAAGGAAAACCACAGGTAAATCACATAGATGGAAATAGAATGAATAATTGCGTTGATAATCTTGAATGGGTAACGTGTAGCGAAAATTCAGAACACGCATACAGAACAGGGTTGTCAAAACCAAAGGGATGCAAGCCAATAAGAGGAACAAATAAAAAGAATGGATTGGTTGTTGAATATCAAAGCATAGAAGAAGCAGCAAGGGAACTGAAAGGAAATCCTGATGCAATAAGGGCAGCCTTAAAAGGTCGTTCTGCTTCATCTTGCGGTTATTATTGGGAATACATTGTTTGAGTGTAACGACTATCGAAAACACACCGAAAGCACTGCTGAAAAGCGGTGCTTTTTTCGTGGAAGTGAGTAGAGTAAGATTCAAGCGAATCTGAAACAGCAGGGGCTTCATAAGAAGTCAAGATATAGTCTGAACTGTATGGAAACATACAGAGAGCAAGCGGAAGCGGCTTGTTCGTAACGAAATTGTAGGCGAATGGGGCGAGATAGGCGGCCTTATACTGCATAACTGGGAAGCAAAAGAGATTTCGCAGAATCTCAGCGATTATGATGAAGTTGCAATAGGTCAGGACTTCGGGTTCAATCATGCAAATGCGATACTGCTTGTAGGGATTAAAGACGATAACCTGTATATCCTCAGGGAAGTCTATTGCTTCGAGAAGGAAACTTCCGAGATAATACCGCTTGCAGAAGCCGCAGGAATCCCGAAAAATAAAGAGATGTGGTGTGATTCCGCCGAGCCTGACCGCATCAAAATGTGGAAAAATGCCGGATATCGTGCAAAGGGAGTTGACAAGGGCGGTTCTTCCGGCTCTGTCAAAGCTCAGATAGACTGGCTGAAAGGTGTCGTTCGTAAGGACAAGGCGTTTAAGCGCATGATTTATGTGCACCCTTCCTGCGTTAACACTATCAGGGAATTACAGCAGTGGAAATGGCGGAAGGACGATAAAACCGGCGATTATCTTGATGAGCCTGTCGCATATCAGGACGATGCCATGGCGGCTCTGAGATACAGCATAGAGCGATGGCGGAAACGTAAAAGAATTCTTATGTAAGGAGTGATAACTTGCTGACAACCGAGCAGATAAAACAGCTTATAGATGAGGACAGAAGTTCGCATAAAAAATTCCTTGCAAGGCAGGGACAGGCTTATTATGACGGTGACCATGATATACGGCATTACCGTCTTTTTTATTATAATGCAGACGGTAATCTGGTTGAGGATAAAACACGTTCCAATGTAAAAATACCGCATACATTTTTTACGGAACTTGTTGACCAGACTGTTCAGTACATACTTTCCGGCGGAGACCTTTTCAGATCGGACATTCCGGAACTGCAAAAGGAGCTTGACGGGTATTTCAACAGCAGCGAAGATTTTACAGCGGAGCTTTCGGAAACCCTGACCGGCTGCATAGTCAAGGGCTTTGATTATATGTACGCTTATAAAGACAGCAACAATAAAATCGCTTTTCAGCACGCTGAGAGTGAGGGTATCGTTGAAGTCAGGGAAAATGAAAGCGACAAAGAGCCGCAGTATGTTATTTACATAAGCGTGGACAGAATTGAGAAAAACAAAAAAATCAACCGCATACAGGTATGGGACAAGTCAAGCGTTTACTATTTCGTTGAGGCGGATGGAAAGATTTTCAGTGACGATTCACAGGAGATAAACCCAAGACCGCATACGCTCTACAAAGCCGGAAAGGTAACGAAATTCAAAGAGTTCGGCTTTATCCCGTTTTTCCGTCTTGACAACAACCGCAAACAGTTTTCGGGGCTTAAACCAATCAAAGCGCTGATAGATGACTATGACCTTATGGCTTCTTCACTGTCCAATAATCTTGTTGATTTTGATACACCTATCCACGTTGTCAAAGGTGTTGAGGGCGACAATCTTGACGAGCTGCAGACCAATCTGAAAACAAAGAAGATTATTGGCCTTGAAGCAACGGATTCCGGTGCGGGCGTGGACGTCATGACCGTTGATGTACCGTATGAGGCACGAAAGGCAAAGCTTGAACTTGATGAAAAGAACATCTATCGCTTTGGCATGGGACTTAATACATCGGGGCTTAAAGACACATCAGCAACTACGAATATTGCTATAAAGGCGGCTTACTCTCTGCTTGATCTTAAATGTTCAAAGCTGGAAATAAGGCTTAAACAGTTTTTGCGAAAGCTTTTAAAGCCTGTACTGGCTGAGATAAATGAAAGCTATGAAACAGATTATCAATTAAATGATGTGTACTTTGAGTTTGCACATGAAGTAATGTCAAACGCCTCTGAAAATGCACAGATAAAGCTTACAAAAGCACAGGAAGAACAGGTCAGAATAAACACCCTGCTTAATTTGCAGACGTATCTTGACAGCGAAACGCTAATGCAGAATATCTGTGATACGCTTGACATTGATTATGAGGAAATCAAGAGTAAGCTTACGGTCAGTGCTGACAACGGGCTTGATGATGCTCAGGCAGCTTTACAGGGACTTACATCATGAATAAATTTGAAAAGGAAGTCGCACAGCTCGGACTTGACAAGGAAAAAGCCGTTAAAAAGTCGCTTGAAGAATTATACCGGAATGCACTTGCTGAGATAAATGAACGTGTACTGATACTGATGTCCGATGAACTTACGCAGTCAAAAATTTATCGTATCGAATACCAGAAAGCGTTAAAGGGTCATGTTTCAGCGATACTTGACAACCTTAAAAATTCACAGTATGACAGCATTTCCGAATACCTGAAGGGCTGTTATGAGGACGGCTTTCTCGGCACGCTTTACAATCTGAACAAATCAGGAATACCGATGTTTCTGCCGATGATACAGGAGCAGATTGTTGATGCTGTAATGCTCGACAGCAAGATATCAGAGGGGCTTTACACAAGGCTTGGAAACGATACCAAAGTGCTAAAAAAACGTATATCCTCCGAGATATCAAGAGGGTTGTCAACCTCTATGTCATATGCTGATATAGCAAGAAATCTTGAAAATCAGTCCAGAATGTCTATTAATAACGCAATGAACATTGTGCAGACAGAGGGACACAGAATACAGATACGCAGTGTACTTGATTCCGGCAATAAAGCCAGAGCAAAAGGTGCAGACCTTGTGAAAGTCTGGGACAGCACTCTTGACAGCAAGACGAGAGACCACCACAGAGAGCTTGACGGACAGGTTCGGGAACTTGATGAGGACTTTGAGGTTGATGGTATTACCGTAAGCGCGCCGGGACAATTCGGCATGCCTTCGGAGGACTGCCGCTGCAGATGTGCATTGCTTATAAAGCCACGCTGGGACGTTACAGGGAGCTTCACAAAGAGAAATAACGAAACCGGAGAACTGCTTGAATTCAAGAACGCTTCTGATTATCAGGAATTTAAACAAAAGTATTGGGGTATGGTTGACAAATCGGGCGGAAGTGGTATAATAAAGATGGGTAAAACCAAAGGTAAAGTATACACACAAACACCACCTGATTTTTCAAAATATAAAATTGAAGAAGATTTAAAAGGTGTTGAAGAAATAAAGAGTCACATCATAGATACACTGGGCATAAATGAAAATGATGTTCGACTTGACGGAATTCGTAATGTCAGCGTTCTCAAACCATTTATCGAACAAGTTAAGAAGATTCAGCAACAAACTGGATTTACATTGCCAAATATTAATGCAGTTGATTTGATTGACGGAGATTCATGCTGTATTGCCGGCTATAAGCCTATGGAAAATCGCTTCTATATTTCAAGCCGGTATTTTAATAGCAAGGAAGCTTTGCTTGACACGCTGAAAGATTGGTCTGCAAACGGAATACTTCCTAAGCAAGGAAAATCAATTCGTTATTTGGCAGAACATGAGTCAGCTCATATGAGAATACCAGATGAAATACTGAATTCTGACGAAGCAAAAGAAATTCATAAAACGTTTTTACGTTCAAAATCATATAATGACAATGGAGTACAAATAGCAGAATTTTTTGCAGATTCACTGGCAATTTATCGAATGAACCAAACCACAACGGACAATAATGTTATTAAAGTTATTGAATATCTTAGAAAGGAAGGGGTTCTATGATTGGAAAACATATGTGTCTTAGATGTAAAAATTTTATAAGCAAAGGGAATTCGCCGTTCACTTGGAAATGCAAAGCTTTCCCAGATGGAATTCCGTATGAAAGATTTTCAAATATTTCAGAAAGTAATAGAAATCAATGTAATAAAAATATTGGTTTCATTCAAAAAAATGAAGATTAACCGCCCGTAAAAAGGCGGTTTTCTTATGCCCCAAAGTGGTTATTTCCAAAATTGCAATAACCACTTTACATACATTAAAAATCTGCCGCACTCTTGACAAGAAGCATTTTCCTGTGAAAGACTATCAGGCAGGAGTTACCGCTCCCCCGTTTCATGTTTACTGCCGCTCGACAACAGCACCTTATTTCGATGATGAATTTGATGTACCGGGAGAGCGTGCCGCAAGAGATAAAGACGGGAATACATATTACATTCCGGCTGATATGAATTACCGGGAATGGGAAAAGACGTTTGTGAAAGACAGCTCCGGAAGTGTTGACAAATCGGGCGGAAGTGGTATAATAAGAGAAGAAACAAACCACGCAGTATACAAAAAATTCAGCACTGGTGAAGAAGTTAATAAGTTCTTTTATTATGATAGCGATAATCATAGTATACTGGCAAAGAAAAAGAGCCAATACAGCCAGTGGGTGAAAAATCTTTCAGATGAAACCAAAGATGTTATTGATAATTATTCTACTGACGGATATGATGACATAAACAGATACTGGCGTAAAATCGGAGATTGGGAAAACATTAATAAAGATAAAGTCCTGTATCAAACCGAAAAGCTTGATAATGCTATTGCATCATTTGAATTAAAAGACAACCTTAAAGTTTATAGAGGGGTTGATTTAGGCACAATTGCAAATATGTTTCCTGATGCTGAGGAATTAACCGATTTGCGAGGAAAAATATATAGTGATAAAGCTTTTTCAAGTACATCGCCAATTTCGGATGTTGCCAAAAGATTTGTTGAGCAAAATGGACAGGATGGTATCATGCTTGAACTTGATATACCAAGCGGAGCAGGAAAAGGAGCATATCTTGATGCACTCTCTGCATTCGGAGAATCCATTGTAGGGTCTGCCCAAGCTGAATATGAATTTTTGCTTAAAAGAGGAGCAAAATTTGAAATTTACGATATAGACGAAACAAATTCATTCCCGATTTTGAAAGGCAGGTGGGTAGAATGAACATAAAAGAACGATTAGTATTATCTCAAAAACATGAGCACGAAAAATTTGGGGATATTTACACAGAATGTGTTAATAAAGGCTGTGATTTAAATTTTATAAAATCGTTTTCTAATCGTATTTGGCTTAATCCTGTTCTGCAAACCAAATGCTTTATAGATCATAAAGCAAGAGGGAAACTTGATTATTTTAATGAAAGAAAAGTCAATAAATTTGAGCAATGGAAAATTTATCTTTCAACATTAATAAAACTTCGCCCAAATGATGATAAAATTAATGAATGGAAAGAATCTCTTGCTGTTATTAATTATTATGAAGAAACAGGTCGTTTTAAGGATTCTGCTCCTTTTGGATTTTGGATTTTTGGGGCAGGAGAAAATGAATATACAGATATTTTAATAAAACAAAATGGTGAAAATTCTAAAGTTATAAATTATCTTGATAATATATATGAAGCCATCGAAAAAAATTGCAAAGGCACTGAAAAGCGAATAATAGAAATTCGGAACAAATTAGCAAATAATGGTTTTTCAGAGCAAGTTATGAAATGTGACAAAGAATTTATTAAACGATATAAGCCATAAATTTTAACCGCCCGTAAAAAGGCGGTTTTCTTATGCCTGAAATCAGAAAGGAAGTATTATGAAGTACAGAAAAAAGCCTGTAATTATAGAGGCATATAAAACTGATAAACCTGTTATAATAAAAACACTTGAAGGTGACATGAAAGCATCTGTTGGAGATTATATTATCACAGGCGTAAATGGCGAACAGTATCCATGCAAACCGGATATTTTTGAAAAAACCTATGAAAAGATTGAAGATTAAAATATAATTGCATCACAAGCATCTCGCAAGAGGTGCTATTTTTATGCCATAAAATAAATATCAGAAAGGAATATTATTATGTTAGTTGAAACCGCAAAGATAAACAAGAAAGAAATGACAGTTGTAAGCAGCCTTGACGTTGCGGAGACTTTTGAAAAGCGTCATGATGATGTTTTAAAATCTATCCGTAATCTTGGATGTTCAGAGGAATTTCGACTCCGCAATTTTGCGGAGTCCTCTTACGTAAACTCTCAAAACAAGAAACAGCCCATGTACTACATTACCCGTGACGGCTTTACCCTTTTAGCTATGGGGTACACCAGTGAAAAGGCTATGAAATTTAAGGAAGCTTACATAAAGCAGTTCAACGCAATGGAAAAGATGCTCCAGGGCAAGCTTATCGAGCGTGAAAAAGGCATAGCGGTAAGGCAGTCACTCACAAAGGCTTTGCAGCAGTCAACGGAGAACGAGCGAATGCATGGTCACGCTTACTCGACATATACCAATTGCATTTACAATGTCTTGTTTGGCATGAACGCAAATAAGCTCCGGGAGCGTTACGGCATATCCAAAAAGGGAAATCTGAGGGATTGCTTTACAGCTGAGGAACTCAGAGCTGTTGAAGCAATGGAACGCATGGTAAGCGGTCTTGTAGACTGTGGCTGGGGTTATGACAGAATCAAGGCTTTTATAGCTGAGACAAACACAAAGAGAATAGCAGGTTAAGCGTTTCGGTAATTCCGGAGCGTTATTTTTATGTCCAAAAAAAGAAAGAGGTTGATTTTATGAAAACTTACATCGGAATCAAAAAAATCGAAGCTGAACCAATGAACAGAGGTGACTACAACAAATACAGAGGTTGGACTATCCCGGCTGATGAAAATCCTGCTGATGATGGATATCTTGTAAAATATCCTGATGGATACGAATCATGGTCACCTAAATCAGCATTTGACGAAGCATACAGTGAAGTTGGTGTGAACCCTTTGGTTGACACATCCTTGCTTGTAAAAAGCAGCGACTTTAAAGACAGATTTAAGGCGGAATATTATCAGACTAAAATCCGATATGACAAGTTGCGCCAAATGATAGTAAAGTATGAGGCTGGTACGTTAAATTTTGAGCCTAAATGCAGCCTTGAACTATTTAAAGCTCAGGCAAAATCAATGGACAATTATCTCTATACCCTCGAAACCAGAGCGCAGATTGAGGGCATAGTACTTTAATCGCTTTAATTTTAACTGCCCCGAGCATGGCGTTTAAACTGCTTGCACGTTATCCTTGTACCGGATATTAAAACAGGTACTGCATAGTGGAAGACACCACTTAAAACGTAATGTAAAGGAGAATGAATCATGGAATTTCTGAAAGAAATCTTAGGTGAAGAACTCTACAACCAGTTTGCCGCAAAGGTCAATGCTTACAACGGCGATGAAGCAAACAGGGAAAAGCAGATTAAGCTTGCAAATCTTGGCGGCGGAGAGTATGTCGGAAAGGGCAAGTTTGACGCTCTTAATCAGCAGTTTATAAGCAAACAGGCAGAACTTGATACCGCAAACAAGCTTATTGCCGACCTCAAAAAGGCAAGTAAAAATGATGAGGGATTACAGACCAAAATCGGCGAATATGAAACACAGGTTACAGCTTTACAGGCTCAGCTTGCAGAAACAAAGCTTAAAAATGCCTTGAAGCTCGCCCTTGTAACCGCCAAAGCCGCTGATGTGGACTACCTCTCATACAAGCTTGAAGAAAAGCTGAAAGAGAAAAACGAAACCCTTGAACTTGATGAAAACGACAACATAAAAGGCTGGGAGGATAAGCTCAAAGGCTTGCAGACACAGTTCCCGAAAATGTTTGAAACCGGTTCGGACGGCTTGCAAGTCCTGGGAGATAACAGACTCCCGAACGGCGACCCCGGTCAGCCATTGACAAAAGCAGAAATACTCAAAAAACCGTATGCGGAAAGGCTTGCATATCAGCAGGAACACCCGGAAGCATACAGTGAAGCAATGAAAAATTAAGAAAGGATGATTTTTTATGCCAACAAAACTCAGTGATATCATCAATCCTCAGGTCATGGGAGATATGATTGATGCAAAAATTGAAGCACAGCTTAAAATTACGCCATACGCAAAGGTTGATACATCTTTGCAGGGCGTGCCGGGCGATACAAAAACAGTACCGTCATGGAACTACATCGGTGATGCGGAGGACTTTGACCCTGAAAGCGGCAATGAAATCGAAACCACAAAGCTTACAGCATCAAGCACAACATTTACAATCAAGTGTGCAATGAAGTCGGTCGGAATCTTCCAGACATCTATCAACAGCGGTCTTGGCGACCCTGTCGGACAGGCTGAAACACAGCTTTCAAAGTCTATTGCCGGAAAGGCTGACAATGATGTACTTGCGGCAGCTTATACAAGCAAGAATGTTGTTGCCCCAACTACACTCGCCGCTATTGCATATAACGGAATTGTTGATGCTGTTACAAAGTTTGAAGATGAGGAAGACGGCGTTGACAAGGTTATGTTTATCCATCCGTCACAGGAAACCGCCCTGCTTAAAGACAGTTCCTTCCTCTCGGCTGACAAGTTTGAAAAGGGCGTTGCTGTTAACGGTGCTATCGGAAAGGTTGCCGGCTGCTGGATAAAGAAGTCCAAAAAGGTAAAGCTTGTAACAGCTGCAAAGGACGATTCCGGCACAGCTCTCACAGCTGATAACCTTGCGGAATATCAGGCTAAGGTCGACCCTTCCGTAACGCTTGCTGTCGGTGATAAGGTCAAAGACCTTGCGGCAGGTTCACAGTATTACCTCTGTCCTATCATCAAGCTTGAACCTGATTCAGCTGATACAGAGTTTACAGAAAGCGAACTCCCTGCTATTACAATCTTCCTCAAAAAGGATATTCAGGTTGACCATGAATGGTTCCCGAAAAAGCAGTGCCACGATATCACAGCTTCAAAGTATTACGGCGTGGCTCTTACAAATGCGGCAAAGGTTGTGCTTGCAAGATTCAAAAAGTAAGGTGATTGCTTATGCTTATGACAGTTTCAAAGCTGCGTGAGTATGTTGATACAAGCCTTACAGATTCGGTGCTCGGGGACAGACTCCGGGCACTCGAAACTCTTATCCGCAGTTATACTCACAACAATTTTCAGATAAGGGAAATCCGTTCGCAGTCTGAAATTATGGACGGCTTTATATCAAATCCCCCTGTGTATCTTAAATCCGGCGATACTATACAGATATCCGAAAGCCTTTTAAACAACGGATTGTATACGGTTACGGAAATCTCGGAAAACGGTGCTGCAACTGATGCGGAGCTTATTGACTGCACAAAAAATCTCATTACCAAAGTCAGCTATCCCCCTGATGTTATTATGGGTGCGGTAAATATGATAAAGTGGGATTTGAATTATCGTGACAAGACCGGAATCCAGTCTGAAACCATTTCCCGTCACTCGGTAACGTATTTTAATATGGACGGTAACAACTCGGTTTCGGGATATCCCAAGTCACTGCTCGGATTTTTGACACCCTACAAAAAAGCGAGGTTTTAGTATGATAGGCGGTAATGTAAAAGCTGAGATACAGACGTTTACAAGCTCGGAAAATGAAATCGGCGAAAGTGTGAAATCATGGGAAACTACACAGGAGCTGACCGGATTTATTGACCTTTCGGGCGGCGACAGCAAGTATACTGTGTTTGATGCAAAAGTGCAGGAAAGCACGCACATTTTTATCTGTGATTATACGCCGTTGAATCCGTCAGTCACAGCCGAAAACAGCCGCATGAAGATAAACGGCAGAATCTATGATATAAAGCTTATCGACAATCCTATGGAGCTTTGCGAGCAGCTTGAAATTTATCTGAAGCTTACGGGAGGTCAGTAACATGAGTATAGAACTTATTGTTAATTCCGTTGCCGTAAAAGCCAAGCTTGATGAGGCGGCAAAACTATGGCTTGCTGAAGCGTCACACTCAATTGAATCCCAGACAAAGCAGAATACAGCAGTTGACACCGGACAGTTAAAAGGCTCATGGCAAAGCATTGTTGATGAACAGGAAGGCGTTGCCACAATAGGCTCTCCCCTTGAAAATGCAATATGGGAAGAATTTGGTACCGGTGAATACGCTTTGAACGGCGACGGCAGAAAGGGCGGCTGGTTTTATGAGGACGAAAAAGGCAACGGACATTTTACATATGGTAAAAAACCACGCAGGGCTTTATTTAAAGCTTTTGAAACCAAAAAGACCGCCGTAATCAAACGCGCGGAAGAAATCTTTAAGTCGGAGGTCTGATATGACTATAAGCGGACTTAAATTTATTGCTGACAGGCTTAAAACAGCCGGTATTCCATATTGCTTTGAGGAATGGTCAAAAGATATCACCTATCCTTACTGGGTGGGAGAATACACGGAATCAGAACCGCTTACGGAAAGCGGAGAATCTGAAAGCACATTTATCCTTACAGGCACAGCAAACGGTTCATGGCTGTCGCTGGAGCAGCAGAAAAGCATAATCAAAAAAACCTTTCCGGAAATCGGAACAACGGCAATACTTGAAGATAAAACAGGTATTGCTGTTTTTTTTGCTACGTCAATGCCTGTACCAACAGGCGTAGATACAATAAAAAGAATACAAATCAATTTGAAAGTCAAAGAATGGAGAGTGGATTAAATGACAGATAACGGTTCACCAAGATACCTCAAAAGCGGTATCTCTGAAAACACACCCGGCAGTATTACTTTCGGTGCAGGAGTGCTTGTAAAAAATCTCAAGTGGGAAAATGACCGCAAAGTACAGACAACGGATACTACCCCACAGTCCGGCAAGACATATTACCACTGGTATCAGGACAAGTGGGAAAAAGACGAAAATCTTGAAGCATTCGGGCTGTTTACATACTATGAACAGATACCGGGCTGGAACTACAATACAGGTACAAGAATCGGTGCGACAAAGGACGGCACAAAGCTTTCCATCGTTCCGGAATACTCCGATATAGATGTTGACGGCTGTCTTGTAAAAATGAAAGGGCTTGCTGTCAAGACAGGCGAAACAGCCATAATTGAAACAACACTTGTTGAAAATACGGCAGAAAATGCGGCACTTGTATTAAACGGTGTGGTATCAAACAAATCAAAGCTTGCAGAAGGTGCCGGTTCTGCACCTAATAATCATTTTAAAGTGGTGACTTCAAGGGCTGATGTTACAGTCGATGACTATATCACAAACCTCGCCCTTGTTGCAAACCGAATGAATGACAATGAACCTGTTGTTGTAATCTTCAAGAATGCACTTTGTACAAGCGGATTTGAAATCGAATCCAAAAACAAAGAAGCCTCTGCATTTCAGGCTAAGTTTGAATGCTATGCAGACCTTTCATCTGATGCGGCGACAAATCTCCCTTATGAGATTATTTACCCGAATCTCAGTACAAGCGTGTAATCAGAGGGGCGTTATGCCCCTCATTATTTTAAAATGAAAGGAACAGTTATCATGAAATTTAACATAAGAAAGTTTAAAGCATCTGATATATTTATCGTTGCAAGAATTATAAAAAAGTGCGGAATTGCGGAGTTCCGAAAGGCTTTTGTAATCGCTCCTGCCATTGCAAGGCAGGGAGTTGAAAAGGTCGGTGCAATGGTGACAGCCAACCTTATAACTACAATCATTGAAAATATGGAGAACTGTGAACAGGAAGTCTACAGCTTTCTTGCAGACATATCCGGCACGAATGAGAAAGAAATCTCGGAACTTGAACCGGCTGATTTTATAACACTTATCGGCACAATAAAGGAATCGGACGGTTTCAGCGATTTTTTTACGGCTGTCAAAAAATATTTCTTTTCGGAGAAAAAGAAGAGTTAAGCTTTTTTGACTGCCTCTGCAAAACATATAACGACCCGTTTAAACTGCTTGACTGCTACATACAAAGCGGTAATCTTTGCAGTTTTATTGACAGATTTATTGATATTGTCAATGAGGATAAGGCTTGGGAAGTATGGCTCCATAAAATATATAAAATGTCCTGGGGAGAATACAAGCTTGCGGTCGTGCCACAGGATATTGAAGTTGATGAACACGCTGATGATGCACTTAATGCACTCAAAGCAAGAATGGGAGGCGAAAATTAATGGAACTGTTTAAATTACTCGGTACAATTGCAATTGACAGCTCAGAAGCGGAAAAGTCGATTGATAATATAACGAGCAAATCCGAATCATCTGAAAGCCGCATTTCAGGTGCATTCAAAAAAATCGGCACAGCCGTTGTCACCTATTTCGCCGTTGATAAAATCAAGGATTTCGGGCAGGCGGTAATGGAAACAGGTATGGCATTTGATGCCCAGATGTCAACGGTTGCATCTATTTCCGGTGCGACAAACGAGGAACTGGACGCTCTGAGAGAAAAAGCAAAGGAAATGGGTGCTGCTACATCGTTCTCGGCTACTGAATCCGCACAGGCACTTGAATACATGGCAATGGCAGGCTGGAAAACAGATGATATGTTAAACGGTCTTGAAGGCGTTATGAATCTTGCAGCGGCATCGGGCGAAGACCTTGCTACCACATCGGATATCGTAACAGACGCTATGACCGCTTTTGGCATGACGGCAGACCAGAGCACATACTTTGCTGACGTACTGGCACAGACGGCATCAAATGCAAACACGAACGTAAGCCTGATGGGCGAAACGTTTAAATATGTAGCACCTCTTGCCGGCGCTATGGGATACACCATTGAGGATATGTCGGCGGCTATCGGTCTTATGGCTAACTCAGGCATTAAAGGCTCGCAGGCTGGTACGGCTCTCAGAGGCACTATAACGAACCTCGCTTCTCCTACTGATACAGTTGCCGCAGCTATGGACGCTCTGGGTATATCCCTTGTTGATTCAGACGGTAAAACAAAATCGTTTGGGGAAACATTAAACGACCTCAGAAACGGATTTGCAGACCTTTCAGAAACTGAAAAAACACAATATGCTTCTGCCATTGCTGGAAAAGAAGGTATGTCCGGACTGCTTGCAATTGTAAACTCCAGCGAAAGTGATTTTAACAAGCTGACTGAATCAATAAAAAGTTGTGCCGGAGCATCACAGGAAATGGCAGACACACGTCTTGACAACCTACAAGGTGATGTAACGCTCCTGAAATCAGCGTGGGAAGGCGTACAGATTGCAATATCCGATAAGCTGACACCTGTATTCAGGGATATGGTGGAAAAAGTAACCGAATGGCTTTCAAAAATACAGGAAAAGATATCTCCGGTAATGGACAAGATAATTGATATAGGCAAATATATCGCTGAGAATCTTTCTCCGATTTTGATGGATATCGGTAAATCGTTACTGCCTGTTATTAAAGATGCCGCAAAATCAATAAAACCAGTGTTGGAAACTATTATCCCTGTTATAAAAAATGTCTGGAAATATGTAGAGCCGATTTTTAAAATCGCAGTGGAAGGCATTGACCTTATCGTGTCCTATCTGCCTGACCTTGTAAACGATGTCCTTGACCTTGTAGACCCATTAAACCTGATACATGACGAGCAAAGCATAATATCAGAAGAGTGTTTGCAAATGGCGGATGACGTTCGGAAATTAGGGGACGATTTAGACGATATCAAGCAAAAGAATGCCGATATAGGGCAGTCGGCAACAGAAGAATCAGACCATTACAAAGATTTGGCGGACAGGCTCAGCACCGTTGTAGACCAGAACGGGCAAATCAAAGAGCATTGCGAATATACGGTACAGCAGATTATTGACGAACTTAATCCGGCTCTTGATACGTCTATGGAAATTGTAGATGGTCAGCTGCAAGGCTATAAGGATATATCAGCTGAAATTGATACAATTATTGAGAAAAACAAAGCTAAAAATATACTGGAACAAGGACAGGATAGTTACAATCAAGCGATAAGTGACAGAGCTACCGAAATCCAAAAAAGAGTTGAAGCAGAGGGCAAAATTACAGAATGTGAAAAAGAACTTGCAGAAATTGCTGAAAACCAAGCTTTTTTTGATGAGAATGGTTATTGGAAAGACGGTTTTGACGCCGCCGGAGCTGCCGGAAGAGTTAGCGAACTTGAAGCAAATATAAACAGTTACTCTCAAACCATAGACGAAGCCAAACAAGACATCATGGAATTTAATAACGTGATTGAAACGTATGAATCACTTGGCAACGCATATCTTGAGGGCAATCTCGGAGAAATGCAGAGATATAATATAGAGTTTACGGAAAGTATACAGACAGCCGGAAACGCCACCACAGAAGCCTTGCAGCTACAGTATGACAACTATGCAGAGATATATGACAATCTTGTTGCTGCTCAAAAAAGCGGTGATACAAGCGTTACTGATGAAATGATAAACTCATATGCTCAAAGACGTAACATTGCAAAAGACGAGCTTGATAAAAGCCTTGTAATGGCTAAGGAACAAGGCAAAGGAATGCCCCAAAAATATGGAGAAGGCATAACAGAAAATGAACAAAGTGCAACCGATGCCGCATCAAAGGTAGGAGATAATGCGGCTGACACTTTATCATCAAAAAATGATAAATTTGCAGCCGCTGGAAGTAGTAATGCTAACGCATGGAGCAATAACTTTATGAATGGACTTAACAGTAATTTCGGTCAGATTATTAATACTGTTGAAAGTTATATCAGTTATCTGAATGGTCTTGGAGGTTCATCATCCGTTTATGTTAATTCTGCTTCTGATGCTGCACTTGTTGAAGCGAGAATAAGAAGTGAGCGTGAAACCGCAACGGGTGGTATTGTTACCCATGCTCAGACAAGAATTGTTGGCGAAGACGGTGCAGAAGCTATTGTTCCGCTTGAGCGCAACACAGAGTGGATTGACAAGGTTGCGGCTAAGGTTGTGAATTCAATGGGCAGTACTGTATCTGACAACCGGCTGCTTAACAAGATTGATGAGCTTATAACTACAATAAAAAGCAACAAGATTTACCTTGACAGCGGTACTCTTGTCGGAGAGCTTGCACCGGCTATGGACAGCACTCTCGGCAACATATCAAGGCTTAAAAGGAGGGGCGTAAAATGAACTACAAAGGCGTTAAATTCGGGGATAAACATACCAGCACTTACGGTATAGTATTATCCGACAAGACCATTGACACACCCGAGCCGAAGACAGAGAGCGTTGATATACCGGGAGCTGACGGCTCAATTGATATGACTGAATTTTTAGGCAGTGTGAAATACAAAAACCGTAAAATCAGGCTGGATTTCAGCGTTGTAAACAAGCTCAACTCCGAACTGCTTGAAACATACTCAGCCATACTTGCTGACCTGCACGGAAAGCGTTTTGAAAGTATCATACTTGACGATGATCCGGGGTATAAATACAGCGGCAGGGTTACGGGCGTTACCCTCTCCAGCAGTGACAGCGTGCCGAGAATCAGCATTGAAGCAGACTGCGAACCGTATAAGCAGTCGGTGAATCTTAATGTTGTGGCATTTACGGCAGGAAGTGCAAATGGTGATGTTACAGTTAATTTTGGCTCAAAGACAGTTACAGCCCGGATACATATTGATTGCAGCGGTTTGTCTGAAATTCCGGAATGGATAGTGCATATTGACGGTGCTCAGTATGCTACTTATGATGTAAGCGATATAGACATACCTATCAAGGGTAGCCACAGCATATTCATAACTCCGCATTATTCTTCGAGTACGGTTGTTATTGTATCTGCACCTGCCACTATATCATATCCTACATTAAAGCTTTAAGGGGGCGGCATTTATTTATACAGTTAAAATTGAAATTCCCGTAAAAGGGACAGAAAACAAATTTGAATCAAAGTTTATGTTTGGCACAGGAAAAAACGAACAGCCGGGATTTGAAATTGTATCACCTAAAATAAACCTTGTGGAAAATGCTGCCGGAACTTTTACCTTTACTGTTTATCCGGGACACCCACGCTATGACGATATCGACAATACAAGAGCGATAATATCGGTAATGCGTGACGGTGACAAAGAGCCTCTCTTCCGGGGGCGTGTACTTACAACGGAGCTTGGATTTTACAATGAAAAGCAGGTCACCTGTGAAGGAGAACTTGCATTTTTGTGCGATACTATCCAGCGTCCTTACAGTTACACCGAACAGGACGAGCGAAAAACCCTTGCGGAAATGATAAAATACTACGTTGACCAGTACAACAGCAAAATGGCGGACAGCCGGAAACAAATAAAAGTCGGTGACATATCAAAAAGCGGATACAATCAAAAGCACATCTTTAGTTCTGGTGGTACTCAGGAAAAAATACTAACAGCCATAAAAAACGAATTGATTGAAAAACATGGCGGTAATATTTATATCACCCACAGTGGAAGCAGTGCTTATTTAAACTATGCTGACAGCGTTCCGGCAGAGTTTCACAGAGTTGTATCACTGCCGGACTATCCGAAAGACGGGAAAAAAGATGACAAGCAGACCGCCTACAAGGTTACGCTTACTCTTGACACAAAAGATGCAAATAATAAATATAACGAAGTTGATGTTTACGGTACAGGTAGTTATTTTATAAAGAACTGCAAATTTACCGGAAGTAAAGTAACTCTTATTGCCGGAGAAGCAGGAACATTTGTTTTTACAGTACCGAAAACTCACTCCCAGTATAAAAAGTTTGACATAAAATATAAGAATAATTATATTATAACAGTCAAGGAAAAAAGCCACAACGAACCGGTGTTTAAGGGGCGTTTCAAGAGTGTTGTCACTGCTGCTGACGGCCAAAGCAGAACTGTGACCTGCGAAGGCGAACTTGCTTATTTAGATGATGTTAAGTCAGATGCCTACAATTTCAGTAAGTATGATTACAGGCAGACTCCCGAATGGTTTTTCAACAAGTTTATCGCAAATCATAACAGCAAAGTTGACAGTATCGGCTTTAAAGACGAGCGATACAAGTTTTTAAAGGGCAATGTAACTGTTTCAGCCGGTGACAGCGAGGATAACAAGATAGCCGTTTCAGATGAGGACTACACAAACACATTTGACACCATAATGCAAAAGCTTGTTAATGTTTACGGCGGATTTTTGCAGGTGCGCCATACAGATGACGGGAATTATCTTGACTGGCTCGCAAGCCCCGAAACTGCAAATACTCAGACCATAGAATTTGCGGAGAATCTCATTGATATTAACCGCACTTTTGATGCTGACGGTATGGGAACTGTAATAATTCCGCTTGGTCAGGAAGACAATGAGGGCAAACGTGTTACAATTGCCGGATTTGATTATTCATCAATGGAAACGGATACCGACATAGTGCATCATACTGATGATGACTATATTTATTCGATTTCTGCGGTACTCAAATATGGCTGGATTGAGAAAACCCTTATCTTTGATGATGGAATTTATTCTTCGCTGTCGCTTTACAAGCTTGCCAAGGATTATCTTAACAATGTCGGGAAGTCGCAGTCAATTGAACTGTCAGCGGTTGACCTGTCGGCAGTAAATGCAAGCTTTGAAAGTTTTAAACTTAATCAGTATGTTGAGATTACAACAGCTCCTCACGGCATTACGGGTGCTCTTTATACTGCGAAAAAAATGTCAATTTCTCTTGTAAATCCGGCGGCAAATAAAATTACTCTTGGTTCAGAAACAGCTACAATTACAAGTCAGACAAGCGGAAGTGCCGCAGGTACAGCAGCAATTACAGTAAGTAACGGCAGTTCAGCCGACAGCGGCGATGCTGTTTTAAAAGCGTCAAAATCGTATGCGGAAGCACAGGCACAGTCCGCACTTGCAAGTGCACAGAAATATGCTGATTCTTTGTCAGATGCTAAAGTTGACAAGCAGGAAGGCTGGTCACTTATTACCGATGAGGAACGTCTGAAGCTTGAAAGTGTAGAATCCGGTGCAAACAAAACGATAACGGAAGATACTTTTAGCAAAACAAGTATAAATCCGCTGACAAACGGAGCTGTAACAAAGCGTTTTGAAGCAGATGAATCGGTTACGGCTGACCTGGCAAAAAATCTGCAAACTGCTTACAACAAGCTTAAAGATAAGACCGATAATACAGCTGAAGGAGCAACGGAACTGCTTGATAATCTCATAGAGAGCGAGACAACGCCAGGCAATGAGGACTACTTTGTTATAAAAAGCTTAAAACAATACACGCTTCGCCCGTTTACCGCCCTCTGGAACTGGATAAAATCCAATCTTGCAAAGGTAGCAACAAGCGGCAGTTACAGCGATTTAACAAACAAGCCGGATATACCTACAGTTGACAGCAGCTTTAGCGAGAGTGGCACTAATGCAGTTGCCGGTAATGTGATTCTGTCGGCACTCAACAGCAAGGCAAACAAAACCGAATTGCAGGCTTTGAGTAATCAGGTAAGTAATAAGGCGGATGCAGAACATACGCATGCATATTTGCCGCTTGCCGGCGGAACTATGGATAATGATTCAACGATAAAACTGCCATATTCGAACGGGGGAGCTGCTACAGTCAAGGGAAATGGGATAGAGTTTACTATGCCTACAACTGACGAAGGTTGGGCAAGTGGTCTTATGTTTTCCAAGAAAGACGGAACTACTCGGGTTGGCATTATCGGTGCATTTGGCAGTAAAAATACTTTAGATTATTACTTCGTTGGGCCAGTGTACAATAACCCATTAGTCAAGATACTTTCAACAGGTCAGACCACAATATCTTCTTCTGCTTACCCTCTTATACTTAAAAGGACTACAGACGGGGCATCGTGTATTAAATTTGAAAATAGTAATGGTGCACTTGGTTGGATTGGTTTTAATGCTCTAGATGGGTCGTTAAAACGTTGGAATGGAGCAGCAACAACTCTATACTCTGTTTTGGATACGGGTAATGCTTTTAGTGCTACAGTACCTAAAGCAAATGGCACAGCGTCGGCAGGGACTGCTAATACAGTATCGAGGAGCGACCATGTGCACCCACCACAAAAAAACGCGGAAACCTGGAACGGTCTTACAGATGACACAATGACTGCAAATACCACAGACACAAGGCTTATGGTGTTAAATGGTAATAAAGTACAGCACCGCCAGATAGACACGCTTCCGTTTTTGTCAAGCAAGGATTTATCGCAAAGTGTTTTATTCACATCAACGACAAATACTACTTCTGCAACTATTACGGGGCTGTTCGCGAACTACTCTCTGGTGTGGTTTCAAGTAGTTGGATCCAAGACAACTCACACTCATATTCTCCCTTTGAAGTATCTTAAATCAAAGGGCAGTTTGACATTTAAAGACAGCGGCACGCCTATCAACATATTGTACGTTTCAGACACGCAGATCCGCTGGTTCGAGTATCAGGGACAGGGCGCAGAAACATACACATCAGTAACAATAGTCAGGATTATTTAAGAAAGGATTGATAATATGAAAGAATTTTATTGCACACTTGTAGGTATTTTAGGCGGATTTATCGCCTATCTTTTTGGCGGCTGGAACGCCGCTCTGAGTGCTCTTGTAATCTTTATGACCATTGATTTTATATCCGGTCTTGTTGTTGCAGGAGTGTTTAAAAAGTCGTCCAAGACAAAAAACGGAGCGTTAGAATCAAAGGCAGGGTTTAAAGGCATCTGTAAAAAGTTTATGATGCTGCTATTGGTTGCTATCGGATACCGCCTTGATTTGCTGATAGATACCACATACATAAAAGATAGTGTATGCATAGCATTTATAGCAAACGAGTTAATCAGCATCATCGAAAATGCCGGAATCATGGGTATACCGATACCAAAGGTAATTACAAACGCTATTGACGTGCTAAAGGGTAAAGGAGATAAATAATTATGAGTGCAATTGACGGTAAAATTTTAGCAACAAAATCGGACTGCTACAAAGCCGCCCGAAAAATGACACCGAAGGGCATTGTGGTACACTCAACAGGTGTAAACAATCCTAATCTTAAACGCTATGTCGCTCCTGATGATGGGAGCGTGGGACAGAATCCGAATCACAACAGTATGAACGAGCCGGGACAGGACGTTTGTGTCCATGCTCTTATTGGTAAGGATAAAAACGGCAAGGTCAAGACATATCAGATACTGCCGTTTGATATTTGTTGCTGGGGTGTAGGCTCCGGCTCCAAGGGCAGCTATAATTATAGTCCGGCTTTTATTCAGTTTGAGATGTGCGAGGACGATTTAAGTGATAAGGCTTATTGTAAAGCCTGTTATGATAAGGCTGTTGAACTCTGTGCGTACCTCTGCAAGACATACAATATACCGGTAAACAACATCGTATCACACCACGAAGCAGGACAGCGTGGCATGGGGTCTCAGCACATAGACCCTGACAACTGGTGGAGCAGGCACGGTTATACTATGGATAAGTTTCGGGCGGCAATAAAGGCAAAGCTCGAGCCGCCTGTGCTTGATAAAACAGGCTACAAAAAGGGTGACAAGACTATCGGCGTATTAGCTCTTAAGGAGCTTCTGCTGCTTGCTAAGAGCGTGGGGATCAATAAGTATGGTATGTATAAAGACAGAGTTGTCGGTAGCGGAACTGTCAATGCTATAAACTATCTGCTTGGCAAATGGGGATATAAGCAAAACGGTATAGCAGGGGAGCAGTTTATAAAACGGCTGCATACTGAGATTGATAAAAAAGTAAAATAAGTTGCAAAGCTTCTAAAGATGTGGTATAATCATATTGGTCTTATAATTATGCTGCTGGTGCATTTTAAAAAATTGCACAAAACAAAGCCTGTCAGGATTGTTCCCGGCAGGCTTTTTTGCTTTTAACAGGTGTGATTTCAAATCGCACCTGTTCTTTTTTTATATATATAAAAAATAGAGCCGGGTTGATTCCCGGCTTTTATAAAAAGTCCTCCACTGTGCCACATCGTTGAGAGGTGCGTGGGGCTCTGTCAATAATATTATACATGATATTCTAAAAAAATGCAACTGATAAATATATAAAATAAGAGCCGTGGTTAATTCCACGGCTTTTTTGTTTAGTCTCTGTATCCGCATCTTTTAGCTTCTGTTTTTGTAAAGCTTTTTCGATTTGTTAAAAATGCATAAATGTAGAATGGAAATGTTGTTGATATTGCTATGCGAGTGAAAAAGACGAATTTTACTATAAAGAGAGCAGGAGAGTATTTGTCAAAAATGCAAGTTATTGCAGGTTGCTAAACCGTTGCTAAACCTTTAATAAATTTTAAAAACAAAACGCCGCCTGCATCACTGCAAGCGACGTATCTACGTGGTTTAAATGGAGCTGTTTATCGGACTTGAACCGACGACCTCTTCCTATAGCATTATGTGGTAGTACTTCTGCATTGGATTCAATTGTTTTATCTTCAATAAGATCTGATTTATTTATGCCAAAGTAATTTGCAAGCATTTCTATTTTATCTATGCGTGGATATTTTTTAGCTGATATCCATTCACTTACAGTAGAATACTTCATTCCCAAATCTTCGCAAAGTTTGGTGCGATCAACTTTTCTTTGCTCCATTACTTTTTTTAAATTATTGCTAAAAATTTGTTTGTTACCCAGTGATGTCATAAGGCATTCCTCCTTGTCATGTTTACATTTTACACTAAAAGTGAAAAAAGTCAAGATAATTTTGAAAAAAGTACTTGACATTACGCTAAAAGTGTGATAATATATAAATACGCTTAAAGCGTAAATTATAAAAGGAGTGATAAACATGATGACATTAAAAGCTGCAAGAGTCAATAAGGGGTTGACCCAAAAAGAAGCAGCAAAATTAATCGGAATAAGTCCGTCAGCACTTGCAAAATGGGAAAACTTCAAAAGCTATCCCTCAAACCGCTGGATTCCTAAAATTCTGGAAATATATGGCGTCAGCTATGATGAACTTATTTTTTTGCCTATCAATTACGCTTAAAGAGTAACAAGACAGCATAACACTACATATCACATGACGGTTGCTCCTCCTGCTCCCCTTTCAGATAAGCAACAGAAAACAAATTCAGAAACTTCACGAAGAAATTTACAAATAAATTTGCAAAAAAGTATTGACAACCGCTATCAAGTATGCTATACTTGTAACAGTGGAGGTGATAAGATGTCACAGATATGGTACTTAAAAGTAAAGAAAAAGCTTATCGACATGAATATGAGCCAGAAACAACTTGCTGAAAATATCGGGGTGAATTATTCGGTGTTATGCAGTGTTCTCAATGGTAAGACGATACGCAAACCAGTCAAGGAAAAAATATGCGACTACCTTAAAATATAGCAGAAGCGAAAAAAAGCAGTGAACTTATTCACCGCTTTCATTCATAACTTTCTGTACTGATTTCTGAAGAAATTCCATAAGGTCGCCACGCATATCCTTTGGCAAACTAAGGTAATTATCAAGAATCTCCTTTTCAAGAGCTGACATATTGAATTCACCTGCAAGCTTGTCAATGGTTTCCGGCTCTCCCGTTTCCCGACCAAGAAGGTAGTCAATTGATACATTATAAAAATCTGCAATTCTCATCAATACATCTAAAGATGGCGTAATACAATTTTTATCACGCTCATATTTTTGGTAAGAACTTAAACTTACTTCTAAAATATCAGCCATATCACTTTGACTTAATTTCTTGGAATTTCTAAGTTTCTTTAGTGTTTCATTAATTTTCACATCATCACCTCTTTTATATAGAATAGCATAATTATTGCTATTAGTCAAGAGATAGAAATTGAAAATTAGTGAATTTAGCAAAATTGCTGCAATATGCACAAAAAGAAATAGCAAAATTCGTGCAATATTTTAGCATTATGATTGCTAAGACAGGTTGACTTATAGCAATAGATATGCTATAATATAATCACACCAAAGGAAAGGAGATGATAAAAATTGAAAGACAAAAAGAAACCTGCCGAAATCCTAAAAGAAATCGACAGGAATCTTGATACAGTGCTTAGCATTCTCAGCAAGCTGGCACTGGTTACAATGAGTATCAAGACCATAATTGATATCATTGCAAGATAAAACAAACACACAACTCGGGGCGAAAGCCCCGGGGAAAGTGTATAAATAAATACTATCATAGCAAGGAGGTTTTGTCAATGGAAAACAGGAAACTTATTTTGAAAATTATCATTAAAGCTGTTCTTGGTGGTCTGTTTGCCTTTTCACTTATAAGAATAGCACTGCTCTGATTTCCTGCCATCTCCTGAGCGTGAGATGTAAAACTATCCGCTCGCCACCGCCCAAAGGCAATACAAAAAAGGAGGTGTTATTATGAATGATGAAGCAATTAAAGTCTTACAGCTTATAAGACAACTTAATTTTGAAGAACTCAAAAAGTTCTATTACATGACTAAGGGTGCTGCTGTTGTGGCGAAAAAATCATCTTGAGGAGGTTAAACAATGAACGAAAATTTAAAAATCTGGAATTACGAAAACTCGGAAATCCGCAAAGATGCCGAAAGAGAAAGGTTTATGACAAGGAGAGAAAATGAACATATCGGGAGATGAGAGGGTGGAAGAGACTGAAATCATTGCAATTTTACTTGCTCTTGGAAATTGGGTTTTAAGTTTCGTTTTTACATATCTGGGAATTGAGTATTTTTTTGGAGAAAACAGTGCGTTTATTCAAAAAGTTCTATTGGCTTCTCTAATCTTAGTTTTTTGCACAATGATATGTAATCTTGTTGCAACGATTTGCCTATTTTTTTAAAAGCAATATTTAGCTCTGAAATATCAGGCGTTTCGTTTTCTTCACGCAAGTGATAATTAAGAAATGCTTTATAATATTCAGTATACAGCTTTTGTGAAGCATTACTCATATATATTATATTTTGTGTGAAAATATCTAGAAAATTTCCTGCAATTTCTAATTCAGTTAAGAAAGTATCGTCTTGGGGATAAAAAATTGTTAAGCATTTTTGATAAAATACTGAATACAACTTTTTAATCCTTATCATGTCTACCTGGCGTTGTTCGGCTTTCCGGTCTATTTTTTTAGTGATAAATAAAACCGCAAAAGTTGTTATTGTCGATAAAACAGGTGAAAGAGCAATAGCCAGTATTGAAAGTACATTCATTCAAATCACCACCTTTACAATTTAATTATAAAATTTATGGTGGGATATGTCAAGAAAGGAAGTGAGAAAATGAACGAAATAGCAGAAAAGCCAACACTTACCATGCATGAACTTTATCTTGATATGAGGCGATGCGGTTTAATCACGTCAGAGCCTAAAATTAAAGCTATGATACAGCAGGGTAAATATCCTTTTGCGGTGTCGTGTGAGATGTGTCACACGGAATTTGAGATATATCGCAAATTATACAACGAATGGAAAGAAAAAGTCGGTCTTAAATATATCGATTGAAAGGAGCTTAACAATGAAACAGGCAATTTTTTACGGCGGTATGTCGTGGAAATCCAATTACCCTGACCCGTTGCAGGAACTGGCAGAGATAGCCAAAAAGAGCAAAATTGAATCTACCCTTGACGCTTACACACGTATCAATCGCAGACAGGGGATTACGTCAAGAGAGGAGCTGGAGTAAATGACATGAGTGTGGATAAAAAAATCCCGTACAGCCTGAGCCATACGGGGAAGAGATAAAAAATTAACACAATATAATTTTAACACAATCAGAAAGGAAAGTCAAATGGAAAAGGAGAAAAAATCAGCATGAAGGAAAAGCCGACACGCTGCGTTGACCCTGTTATGAAGTATTGTCAGGGGTGCGAATGGGGCTATGTTCATTATCCTGAATGGGTTGAGACACGAGAAGACTTAGAAGGTTGTATGTTTGAAAGTGGCTGCACTCTTGGATTTGACAAAGGCAGACCTGAGGACGAACCCACAAAGGAAGAACTTAAAGAATTTGATAACTGGCGGACAAATATGGGAAGGAGTAACAAATATGATAAAACCTGAATATGCAGTAACAGCGGACGGCAGACAGCTTGATGCAAACACAATTACGGACAGCTATCTGAAAGCGGTCAACATCAACAGAAATATTATCGTCAATGCTCAGGCGGCTCAGATGTCACTTTATGAGGTCTGCAAAGGACTTAAAGAAATGCGTGACGGCAAGCTTTACAAGGAACTGGGCTATCAGAATTTTGAGGAGTATTGCGAAAATGAAACTGGGATTAAGTACAGACAAGCATTCAATTTCATAAAAATCGTTGAAGCTTATGGCGAAAACCTGCAACCGGTTGCAGGTTTAGGAACAACAAAACTTGCGCTCCTTGCTTCACTCTCCGAAGAAGAACGCACGGAAATCACTGAAAGCACTGACCTTGAAAGCGTTTCAAAGCGTGAGCTTGAAGAGAAAATAAAAGAAATACGCTCGCTTAACACAAAACTTGATACGGCGGAAAATGAAAAGGAATCCCTTAAAGAGGAACTCGGGCAAATCAGCCGGGAGCGTGAAAACCTTTACAGACAGGTGAAGGAGCTGGAAGCAAGACCGATTGAAGTTACAGTTTCTGAACCTGAAAAGGATAATCCCGAATTAAATAAACTCAAATCAAAAATTGAACAGCTTGACAGGGACTGGGAACAGAAATATAAAAAGCTTCAGGAAGAAAGTAAAAAGGACAAGGTTGTTGATGACCTCAGACACTCTGAGGAGCTGGAACGCATCAAAGCGGAATATGAACAAAAGCTTGCGGAAACCGAAAAGGCTGCTGACAGAATCATATCTGAATCGGACAGCATGGAGGATATCAAAGAAACTTTCATAGCTTATTTTACAGGAGCTATTGATTCTACAAACAGGCTTTTGCAGTTTCTTGATAATATCGATGAGGAAGAAATATTTGTGAACCAGACAAGAAAATTTTTTGAAGAAGCAATAAAAAAGCTGAAAGGAAAGGTAACGAATAATGAATGAAAATACAGTTATTGCCGCATCTCCGGAAGAACTTCACACTGAACTTGCTCCGCAGGGCTCACAGGGAATGTTTCTGGAAAGTTTCAGAGAGTGCTATAAACTTGCAAGTGTATTTGCCAAGTCAGGATTAATACCACAGCAGTTTAAAGGCAAAACAGAAGATTGTGCTATTGCGATAGAACTTGCGAACAGAATGGGGGTGTCCCCTCTTATGGTAATGCAGAATCTTTTTGTAGTCAAAGGTAAACCGTCATGGAGCGGACAGGCTTGTATGACATTTATCAAGAATAAATTTGCAGATGCAAAACCGATTTACACCGGATGTATAGGTACCGACAGCAGGGGCTGTTATATAAAAGCAACTGACAAAGACGGCACACTAATAAAAGGTACAGAAGTAACCATGACAATGGCAAAAAATGAAGGCTGGCTCAGTAATCCC